AACTGATTGCAGGGGTCTACCGCCAAGTAATAGTTATCACCCTGTTAAAATTAGAAGAACCCAGTTTAATCGCTGGGTTTTTTTATGTCTTAGATTTAGTGGCCGTTTCTTTTTCTATCAAGATCTGAGTGTAATGCACCACCTTTCGCAAGTCATCAACTCCGCCCTTGGCACGCCACCGGCTGATATACTTCACAACATTTGCTTCACACCATCCCAAATTATTGGCGAGTATGTACTCGGTTGGTTGGAGGATCATCAACTTGTAGTGGTTGCCGCCAATTTGCTCATCAAATGCGCTCATTTAATCCGCTCCACGTTTACCTTTAATCTGCCTTCTTCCCCATAGTCTTTGTGAAGAATCACGCATGTCATACTTCGAGAACTGGCATAGCCAGAGGAAGCGTGCCAAGCGTCTGCGGGTGCTAGGATGTTCCAAGACTCGAACAATGCGCCGCCATATTCCTCTTGGTTCTTGTGGTGAATGTGACCTGTCCATACGAAAGTGTGCTCCGCTTGCCCCCATTCTTGTCGTAAGTTAGACACAATTGACCCGTGAAGATTGGACATTTTAATCCGATCACCGTGGTGGGTCACTATCAAATTCTTGCCCCACTGCCACCAGATAAACTTGCTGGCGTTATCGAATACGTGAACACGCGGATCATCCTCGAAATACAGTCTCATAACCTCATTCAGCCACAACGCAGCATCTGGATCGTGATTACCTCGAACATTCACAAGCCAGACCTCGGCATGTTTCTCAAGCATCCGCAAAACCGTACGCTTTATAACATTACTTGCAGCGCGAATGGTTTTGGAGTACCGGCCATCAGAGTCGAGTAGATTTTTACTGTTAGGAGTTGAGCTGGTGGAGTCGTTGACGTGCATGAAGTCACCAAGATTCACAAGCACACCGACCTTACCCGCTGGCGCTACACTGACCAGCCGATCAACTGCATTTTCTAATAGCCGTTGCGAAATCTTGACATCATAGTCCTCGCCCATCGTCTCAGAATGGTGAGCAAGCATCCCAAGATGATGATCCCCAATGATATAGCTAACCATATAATCGTCATCAATGCCTGTGGGCGGGTTAATGGGAGCGTGTATTCCCGAGACTTCATCTTTGAATCCCTCCACAAATTGAGCAATTAGTTCTTCTAGTTTCTGACGTTCTGGTTCCTGAATGTGCCATTGCAGGACAATATCACCGTCCAGATTGTAGGCGGTACTGACCCGCTTGGTGGTAAATCCTGGCGCGGTTTGTCGGTTGAGATTTTGGGCTGGCGCTACACCTTGAAGTGCTGCTCGTCTATGAACAACCGCAAGTGATTTATGAATTCTTCTGGGATCTTTGCCTAGCTCTCTAGCAATCTCAGTCTGGTTCATCCCGCTCAAAGTCATCTCGATTATCTGACGCTGGTATTCAGTGTTGCAGAAATCCAAGTGCTCGGTCGTGGTATTATATTTCGTCTTCATGTTCCCAGCTCATCTGGTAGAACGAGTGAGCGGCCATTTGCAACCGGCCAGTGATTGAAGCTATTGAATCTGGATCTGTTGAGAAGGTTCCAGGCATGTCCAAGTCAAACCCGTCAAGGTGTTCGGTCACTATGACGGCACCGCATATATTGCCAGCCTCACACTGTTCCAACAGGCTGCGGAGAACATCCCGCACCTGCTCAGCATTACGGTCTAACGTGGAGACTGTACCCATTTCTTATTCAATGCTTGGTATTTAGAAAGCATCTCTTGCAGATCCTCAATGGTATATTTGACTGGATCATGAGGCCCTTCTAGCCACTCGACCCGCTCTAACCCTATCTTTATCAACAAGTTTGACCGATATTCTGATAAATTACCAGACTTGTAGTTATTGCAAACTGAGCATTGTTTGTGGCAATTGTCCTCGCAGAATCGTAGCGCAGGATGACCGCCCACTGTCTTGTAGTGACCGGCATGGTACTGCCCATCGTGATGACGGTTGCATGATATGCAAGGATCTTTCTTGTCTCGGTTCCTAATGTATTTATTGAACTCGGTTTGGCACCGTCTCATCCAGTAGGATCTGTCTCGCTTGGACTCTTTGGTTTCTTTGCGATTGATTCTAGTTCTTTCTGTCTTTCCAAACGCGACAAGGCATTGAGTCGCATTACACGTTTTCTGGAAACTTGTGAAAGTTGGCGTGAACTTTTCCCCGCAGACTTTACATTTCTTGGCCATGTCATTTGCTCACCTCGGTCAATTGGAAACCCTGTTCCCGTAAGTGACGCTCGACCATATCCAGGAACTCGCTGTGCTGTTTCACGTTCATCAAGTTTGTGACCTCAAAGTTAAAAGGCTCCACCATGAACGATAACTTTTGTTCGTAAGTGTAAGGCTTCACGTCTCGATCATAAACTGCTTTGAACTTCTCGCTGTCACGCCTGAGAATAGGGATTCCAAAATGCAGTTTACAGTAAGCCCTGTATTCCCACGCCTTCATATCACCTTGCTTCTCACAATCACGATACCATTTGTTAGCGGTGTTGTTCTGGGTAGCGGTGCGTTTCTTCTTGTGCTTCTCTATCTGTACATCAATGGGAAACTCTAACTCGATCTGCCCTAGCATGTGCATCATGTTGTCCAGACCTTCCTGATTCTGGATGGTCATGCGTACACATTCGGTTGCTAATCGCTCTTTACTGATGACTTGCATTTACTTCCCCTAACACTTTGACCCGTTGCTGACTTAGCTTGTACCGGCGGTATTCTTCGCGGCTTGGCTGGTGTCCCTTGCTCAATTCATTATCGTATATCGATATGAAATACGCATCTTCTAGGGCTTGTTCGCGTTGATCCTTAGAAAAGTAACTTTTTCCGCCCGTCTTTTGTGGTTCGTCATTAAACAATGCTGATTCACTTAGACCTACTGCTTGGACTACTTCACTACCCTTGGCCCCGCAAGCATGGCAGTAGATTAATATCCTAGTGCCTTGCTCGCTGATTGACATTGACGGGTTGTTGTCTTGGTGCACTGGGCAACATGCCACATAATTTTTACCTGCCTTCTTTACCTTATCCAACCTGTCGAGAATTTCGTTTAGCATCCTTTGCCGCCTTAATAATTGTATGAGTTATGTAATTCCTGACTTCTTCTGTCACTATTGCTTGATAACCAGCATCAACCTGCTGAACAAAAGTAGGCCAAACCCCGAACTTATCTTTGTATTTATAATGAGCCCATCCTGGCTTATAGCCTTTTGCTCGACCGTAGGTCTGGAATTGAGCAAGCCATTCGAGTTTAGCCCGATCAGCAATGCCTACAACGTTGTTATAAGCCTGCTCCCTAGACGCGATTAAATTGCGCCATTCTCGCAGCGCCTCTTGACGTTGTTCTTCTTCGTAAGCCTCTATTTCTTCGGGGGTGTGCCGTGTCAATTCCCGTAAGATCTGATTGTCAGACTCAACAATCATTTTAATCGGTAGTTCGTACCCGCACTCGCAGCTCGGCATCTTCATGATCTGATAACACATTGGGCAGTCCATTGTGTCGCGTTCTTTCTGATCTTTCTTTACTTGGTTGCGTTCTGAATACTTCTTCTCGCCTTGATCGAGTTCTTCAGGTACAACATCTTCCGCAAACCCTAGCTTGTCTACGTTGCCAGCATGGTCTAACACGATAGCGAACTCTTTATCTTCATGCAGACGGAGCACACGACCTACCCGTTGGACATACTGTGTAATACTTTTTGTAGGGAAGGCATCGATCAGGCACCGGACAGATGGGGCATCGTATCCAGTATTTAATAACCTGCTGCATGACAAGACTTTAAACTTACCCTCATCGTGCTCACGGAATAAGATCTGCCGTTCTTCATCTGGCATGTACCCGTCAATGTGTTCAGCGGGTATGCCTGACTTGTTGAACATATTTACCAGTGCCTTGGACTGTAGGATAGATGGGGAGAAGGCTACGGTTTGTGAATTCTCAGCGTACTTGAGCCAGTTTTGCACAATGTCCCCGACCAGTTCGCTGTCTTCTTCCATTCTTTTCGCTAGTGCATTTGGATCATAGTCCATTGCACCAGTCTGTAGCTTCTTGGTCTTCACGCCCTTAAGGTCTGGTCTCTTGCCACCGTAGTATTTAACTGGTGCAAGATAACCTTTGTCCATTAGCTCTGCTGCCGTAATGGGAACTATAAGGTTGTCGTAAAAGTTGCCCAACCCCTTGGAAAATGGTGTAGCACTCAGACCGATAAACGGTACTTCTGGGTATTCTTCCATTAATCTAGTGTGGGTTTTGTAGTGGACGTGTGCCTCATCGATGATAATGAGATTAGAGTACGGCCAGATCTTCCGTCGTGCCAATGTCTGAACACTAGCGATTTGAATCTGAGCTATCTTGTTTGACCGAGGATGATCCCACCCTTGGATAACACCGACCTCGATCCCGTACTTATCGAACTCATCGACCGCTTGCTGTACCAACTTAATACGGTCACAGATAAACATGCCGTACCCACCCTTCTTGGCCACCTCTGCCAACATGTGCACCGATACCATTGTCTTGCCGAAGCTGCATGGCGCTGCCAGCATGACGTTTTTCTTACCCTTGCTGATTGAATCGTTGACCATTTCTATGGCCGCAGATTGATGCTCCCTTAGTTCCATCACACTCTCCTTTTTAAATGTTACTCCTGAATCTTAATGCTGATTGCTTGGCCCCAGATGCTAATGAGTTCAGATCTGAGGAAGTTTCTGGCAACACTTACCCTAAGAGATTAGCCTTCCGACTATTCCCTTAGTGTCTTGCCAAGATGCTAATTGAGACGAGATCGTCGTTGCATCTGGAGCAGCTCGCATTGCAGTGCGCTGCCTGGAGTGATTACGACTTGCAAGCCGCCCAGCTAGGTCACTCCTGATTAGATCGCCACTTCGCCCAAGGTTTCCCAATATAGGCATCTCGGTATCACTAACCCACTCATCCCTTCCAAGACTTACTGGATCCCCTTTTTTTACATGGTGGGTGAGCTTTTCACAGCGACGTATCCATGTGCTTGGAGTCAGCGAGCTAGTGTTTAATGATGATTGCGTCTGTGGTAGGATTTGAATCGTGTCGGTTGTAACTCGATTCTTCGCCTTGTTGCAATCGGACATTAAAGGGTTTCTCAGACCCGCCGACACATTTAATCTAACACCTTCCGGTGATAAATCAAGCCTTTTTTCTAACTCTGTCATCTGATACTATTCACTTGTCACTCTTGCTGATTGACTCGCCGTTCCCCTCACGGCACTCCCACGGCCCACTTCGGTGGGCCTTTTTAATACACTCTCTTTTCTATTCTGAGATTGATCTCAGTTACAACCCAGTTGTCACCGAACTTGACAAAGCAATCATTGCGCTTCTTCCAGGCGTGCATCTTCTGTGGACTGATGCCTAGCTTCATGGCCAGTCCATGATTAGTCTGCTGGGTCAGTGCCAAAAATGATTTTAGTTCTAGCTCTTTCACGTTATCTCCTATTCCCTATCATAGTTTTGGGTGCTTGTCACGGACACACCCCCCTATATGTCTGTCCGGAACTATACCATTAATTATTTACATAAACAAGTTGACACACAAATTAGTATATAATATTGTTAGGGTTCATCAGCAAGCAGGAGTAGACATGAACGAAAAACAACAACTAAGCATGATCGAGGACTTGGAAAATTTCGCATTCGAGATAGCCAGGTTATGCCGATCAGGATACGCCATTGGCGTACAAGACATGGCCATCATTCGATTGTTTCACCGTGAACTAGACCGCATTTCCGAGCAGATGATTGAGGATGAGGACGAATGGAACAAAACGCAACAGCATCAGGTAGAAGAAAATAGACGCTTAGATCTCGATGCTATGGAATCAATCAGGAGTGCGCTTAGATGATCCCCGATTGGATACTATCACTACAGGCGAGTGCTACGTTCGCTCGTCGGTTAGAGATGCACCGCACTAAAACCTTGTACCAATTCGAGTGGGACGAAGACATTGTGAATGAACTGCGGATTACCGCAAACCACCTAGAAACTTTACTATCCGAACAAGAGGGGATGTACGATGACCGTATGGAAAACACTAAGCTCAATTAATGTTAATGAGCATACTGAACGCAAAGGCAATCTAACCTACCTATCATGGGCTTGGGCATGGGCTGTCACCAAACAACATTACCCAGAAGCAACCTATGCTTTCCTGGAGAATGAGATCCATAAAGATGAAACGATGACGGTACACTGTGTTGTCACAATCGATAACATCAACCATGAAATGTGGTTGCCCGTTATGGATCACCGCAACAATGCAGTAGCCAATCCTAATGCCTTCCAGATCAACACCGCTAAGATGCGATGCTTGACTAAGGGCTTATCAATGCATGGACTGGGTGCCTACATATATGCTGGTGAAGATCTGCCACAAGCAGCACCAGACCCAGATGCTGCCAGAGATCTATACGAAGCTGTGTTAGCAAAGCTGTATGAAGGTAAGCCATTAGAGTTTTTAGAATACGTCTCTAACATGTCAGATGAAGATGTTACAGAAGCCTTCAATGGCGCGCCTAAAGGTCACAAGACAGCATTCAAGGATCGATACAGGGCCGAGACTGGCAAGGCAAACGTGATGATAGCGGACTATTGCGTTGATATTAATAACTGCGTCAATGAAGAAGATGCTATAGGCGTTAAAGAAATAACTAACGATTTAAACCCATACATTAAGAGCGTGGTTTTCAATCGGTTCAATCCAGAACAGAAAGAAAAACTTACAGACTTAATGATAAATGCAAACCTTGAAGGAGAAAATAACGATGAGTAAGATTGGCGTAAACTTTTCAATTGATGTCACAAAGCTAGACAAGTCTAAGTTCTACAAAGGCAAGAATGGATCTATCTATGCAAACTGTACAGCCTACATCGATAGTGAGAAAGATAAGTACGACAACAACGGTGGTATTCAACAATCACTGAGCAAAGAAGAACGGGAGCAGGGTGTTAAGGCTCCGTACATTGGCAATGTCAAAACCTTCTGGAGCGATTCAGGTCAATCAGCACCTAAACAGGCTGAACCTGCTGCCACATTGGATGAAGAAGACATACCTTTCTGACGCTGTATGGGGGTCTCTAAGGCCCCTTTAATACACCCACACCACGGGTACACCAAGACGAGTATCGACGTGTACGAAGCTCTTAGCCACTCCTACGCCGCTAAAGCCAAGTGCCATAGCATTTTTCACCACGAGATAGCGTTGGTTGCCATCTGCCACGGCAATATCTGCTGCAATCCCTTGGGCATGAGTGCCAGGTTTAGACTTCTTGGCCTCGATTGAGTGCTTGGGTGAGCGATAACCACTGGTGATCTTGAACGGAAACCCACACTCTGACCGTAGCGCATCGAGTGCATGGATGAACTCATCATGCATTTCGTTCTCGCCAGTCTCTTGGCAGTTGAACTCGTCCCTAGTGAAGAACTTAAACGTCATCTCTTGTATGCGGTCTTCGCTGCACTCTTGAATGCCTTAGCAGTAGGAGCACCTTTAGTTCCTGGCTTACGCATCTTCTCACCAGATCCACCAGCGATACGAGCACGTTTAGCTTGGATGTTTGCGTACAATCCTTTCTTGGGTTTTCTCATTACCATTTCACCTTATTAGCCCAGTAAGCCGCAGACATTTTGCCCTTGGCTATGTTCTTTCTATGACGCGCCTTGAATGATTCACGTCTCTTTCTACTAGATTCAGATTCACCTTCACTTGGTGGAGACCCGCTAACACCCTGCTGCCCGAACCGAATAGTCTTGGTCTGATCGCCAACCTTGGCCACCACGACATGAGACTTGGTAGGGTGCTTGGGTGTACGCTTAGGTTTGTTGTAGCCAGAGACTCCGATACGACTTAGTAACGACTCGCTCACTACTTATCCTTAGCTCGGAATACATTAAGAGCTAGAATATCCACGACCTTGTACAGCTTGGCCCATGCTTTGCCCAAGTGACTAACCATCTGATCGTCTTTAGGGGTAGGAGTCATTGCCGCTAATGAAGATGCACAAGCAATGATTACAGATACCATTTCTACATATTGGAAAATACCCATATCACTTCCTTATCAATTCGTTAATCGCTTTCCAAGCCTCAACCATCTTGGATTCAAGAACATCCAAACGGTTTAAGATCTTGCCAATGGTCAGAACCAGTATAAATATACCGGCTGCAATAGGCCAACCGGAAACAATGATCTCCCATGTTTCCATCAGCCATCTCGTTTAACTAATTTCTGTACAGTATCAGACTCCCAGATTCTTAGACTTAACCAGATGATCGTGAACAGGCTGGCAATACTAGGAAGCCATCCAGCTAAAGTAGCCACAGTGCCACCTACGGCTAACGAATCCATTACTGTTTTAGCTTCTTCTTGCATGTCATCACCTACGTCAGAGTCATCCACTTGGCACCGATACGCACCGTGATGTTGGTTCCAGCACCGAACTCGCCAGTCTTAACGCCAGCACGATAGAACAGTAACTCAGGCTCAAAGCCTACGTTCTCGCTAATGGACGTAAAGGTATCAACGTCAGTCCAAGTGGAGTCATCGATACTACGTTGTACGGTGACAGTAGTACCCGTAGTTAGTGTGCCTCGGATAGAGAAGTTAAAGTCTCCATCGAACCTGAATGAATCGCTGAAAGTGTTTTCAGCAGTGATTGTTTTTTCTACTAGAGTAGTCATTCTTCATTTTCCTTATTGTCTAAATCCGACTTGATGATCGTGTCGTCCTTTGTTGGTCAAGCATTTATGCCGAGATTGTTCCGTAAGATTTCCATGTCCCAGGAGTTCCAGCAGTAACACATACCCAGCCGATATTGCCTGAAGCCGATGGGACTGAGTTATAAACTTTGTCGCCAACAGCCCATGTTCCTGTTGTCGGAGCTGAAGACCTTTCTAAAGTGCCATCTACCACGTTGCCATAGATATAACTACTGTCGAATTTTGTACCAGATACTCCCGCTACTGCAAAAACATAACGTATTTCTGTTATATCATCATCAGCAGTTGGGATGAATATATACCTGAAGAACCCATTAGCTGGCGAACCTAATGTCTGAGCGTTGTACACCAAGCCCTTAGTGCTTGCATCAACAACCACTCCGCCAACAACAAGTTTAAGTTGGCTTGTCGTTGCAACCCATTCTATAGCACTGATCTCTCTTAAATTAACCGGCCCTGCTGATGTGTCCAGCGGCAAAACGGCATACGCACCGGCTGTTGATGTGCTATAGATTGAAGCTCCGCCAGTTATACTGGTTGCCGTGTCTATGGTAATGGGGTGACTTGCATTATAAGGTTGAAGAATCCTTTTAGAAAAGTCGAAATTGACAAAGGTATTTCGGGCGCGTTTGAATGTGATCTGGCCTGTAGTATATGTACTGTGATCGATCCTAATCGTTGGGAAGGAACCATAGTGACCGTTGATAAAGACCTTACTTTCCGTATCTTTAATTACAATATTCTGCTGAACAGAAGCGTCCCACAAATTACTAATATCCAAAAATGACGAGTTAGTTAGCTCAACTTTTGGTGTAGTAGTCTGAGCAAATAAACAAGCTGTTGCGGTAACTTTTGAGTTTACACATTCAACAGGATTTGTGTTTTCAAAATCAACCGCAATAAAATTAACCTGCCCGTTTTCAAAATAGGACTTACTGTTTGACGATATAATATTGCCGCCAACAAATGTTATGCTGCGACCTGTTCCCACATAATCAATATTGAGCGGAGTAACACCGCCAACGGTATTGGCAATATTGCAGTCATGGAATGTGATTACAGCAGAATCAACTACATCCCCCGATGCGGTAGTGTCACGAACTTTTAAATTAGTATATGAGCCAAAGATTTCAGTGTTGTATCCCGCAAACTCACTACCACCTAACAAAGACAATCCAATGCCTGTGTCTGCTCTAACCAGACAGTTGTACAAGGCAGTTTTCCCGAATCCAGAAAATGTCAGTGCGTTACCACTGCCGTTATACAAGCATACATTGTCGAATATCATGCCTGTAAATCGGCTGTTGTAATCTACATAAGGCGTGATAGCACTAAATGTCAGCGATCCATTCAGCCGTGAATCTGTCCTGCTTTCGCCAACGATCCTTATGCCACGTTCGCCGTAGGTAGATATTGGATAGTCTGCTGCATTGAACTCAAGCGCAGTGAAAACAAAGTTCCCCACCGGAATGTAGAGAGATTTTTTATTTGTCAGGCAATAACTGATTGCAGATTGCACTGCCGCAGTATCATCTCCGCCATCACCTGCCGCCCCAAAGTCTTTAATATTGACAGGGGCATCTTCTATCATTCTGTTATGAACTTTTGTAAGGCTCATGTTGG